AGCGTGCGTCGGCCAAGACCCGTGCCGTCATAGACCGGAGAGCCCCCCAACAGGCGACGTCCGACCCGGCTGATGGTCTTGAACATGCCCATTCAGAATCCCTTGCCCGTCGTCACGCGAATCTGGCGCGGCGCTTTCGGCCAAAGCCCAGATTGCGCATCGAGCCGATCCATCTCGCGCTTGATCTCGCGAATGGCGATCCTGAGTTCATCGACCGAACGGTATTCGACCGTCTTGTCCGCAAAAGTGACGCGTCTTTCTCCATGTGCCAGCGCCGCTTCCAGCGCCTGCAGTTGTTCGAGGGTATAGGCCAAGATCACTCCAACAGATAGATCGCCGGACACGCACCGGTGCCGGCAGTCAAGCTCGTGGGCGCGGTGGCAGGCAGGGTCGAGCCGCTGCCTGCCGCGTACAGAAAGCCGACCGCCGTCGAGCCGCCGACCGTGCGCCCAAGGGCCGTCTGGAGGCTGCCAACCGTCAGCGCGCGCACCGTGGCCGCAGCACTGGCAATCAGACTGGCCCAATAGAGCACGCCGGGCTGCAACGTGTAACCGAGCGCGCCGCTCTTGTCGCCGGTCGTGCCGGTGCTCAGCCCCGTTACCGAGGCCAGCAGGCTGCCCGGCGCATCGTCACCGCCGATCCGGGTATTGCCATAAAGGCCGAGGGAGGCAGTACCGGCCTTCGCGGTGGTCACCGACAACCGCAGCCCGGTAAGAACCACCTGGCGCGGGACGACCAGCGGAATGAAGTATTGCCGGGCAGCGGTCAGCGCCAGGGTGGTGAGCGCCGTGCCTGCGATGTCGCCGACGATCTTCGGCGTGGCCGATTGCTTCGGATAGGCGATCTGGGCAGGGGCGGCCGGCGCATTGGCCGGATAGGCGATGCTGCCCGTGGCATCCGAGAGGTAGAGATCGAACCCGGCACCCGCCCGCACCAGGTAGAGCGTATCCGGATCGGGCTGCGCCGGAAGGCTGGCGACGACCTTGGTGAAACGCAGGGTGGCCACCGCTTACCAGCCTGCCGTCTCGAGCCGTGCGCGCGGCGGCAGATTGTTGTAGGTGAAATCGCCATTGGCGTCTTCGCCCACCTTGGCCAGCTGCGTCATGTTGGCATGCGTGTGGCTGTTGGCCACCGCCGCATCGATGGCGGCAGGAGAAGACGCCGGCCCGCCCTGGATCATCGCCCAGGTGATGGTCAAATCCAGCGACTCGTATTCGGTCAGCTTGATCCACTGGCTGGTGGCCGCACGCCAGACGTAGGACGCGGCGCCGCTGACCACCGTGGCATCGGCGCTCGCATCGAGCACCAGCACATACTTGCCGTTCGTCGCGGTCAGGGCATCGCGCGCGGCAATGTCGTTGACGATCTCGATGCCGGTCTGCACCCCGGCCACCGCCGCATCGATCATCGCCTGGATGTCATCCGAGTTGATGACGCGCCGCACAGACGAGCCGTCGGCATTGGTCACATACATCTCGACGTAGTTCGGCTTCGCCGCCGGTGCGACAAGATAGACGGCATGCCCTTCGAGCGTGCCGGGCAGGGTGGTGGTCTTGTGAATCTTGATGACAGCCATGAAGAGTCTCCTTTACCAGTGCAGGGTCGATACGACGACGGCCGGGCAATACAGGCCGCCGTCACTGCCAATCCCGATCGCATTGCCGGGGTCGGCGGACAGATTCGCGCCGTCGCTTTGCGAGCCGCGCAGGTCATTGATGGCAGCCACCAGGTTCTGCCTGTGGGGGGTCGCGAGCAGGGCGAGATTGCCGATGCGCGCGTTCGTCGCCTCGATCTCCTCCTGGACGCGGCGCGCCATCGTTTCGATTCGTGCTGGCAGGGACATGCTCACCTCATCCACCGGCTCTTGATCACGCGCCGGATCGGTTTGTGCGTTCCGGAAACCGCAAGGCCGCCATCGGGTTCTCGTCCATAGGTGGCCTCTTCGGATTGTTCGCCTTGCGAATCGGGCCTGCCTGGCGGCGACAGGCCGAGGTGTCTTTCCAGTTCGCGCCAGTGCCGCTCTTCGAACCGGTCCAGCCCCACCGTCGTTGCCGCCGCCCGGGCATAGACGTAGCAGTCGAGCGCCTCGTTGCGCTCACGCATCTTCTGCCACTCGCGGATGGCAAAGCCATTCCTGTCACGTCGGGTCACCAGTTGCTCGGCGCACAGCTGCTGCAGATACTCGGCATCGACTTTGGGCAGATGGACAAACCCGGCAGGGTAGCGAAGCGTCACCGCATCCTCGGCCACCTCCGGGGATTTCCGCAGGTTGTTGTAGAACTCCAGCTTGGCGATGCCGCCGGCGATGGAGAACACTTTGATCCCCCGGCGCAGCTTCTTGCCGCCGGCCGTCACATCCACCGCCGTCGGGGTGCCGACCAGGGCCGCGCCCCGCGCCACTCCCTTGACCGCCATCAGCCGGGCATCCCGCAGCTTGCGCACGAAGGCATAGGCCTCCTGGGTGGCGAAGCCGGTATCGAGCGCCAGGCGCATCAGGCTCATCCGGCAGCCTGTTTCATGCGTCCAGGTTTCCCGCAGGAGGCCGGCCAGCGACTGCCAGACCTCGTCCCGCGCCGTGTCGCCCATCAGGACACGATGTTCGACGAGCCAGGATTCCTTGCCACGCCCGAAGGCCCAGACGGATACCTCGATGCGATCCTTCTGCACGTCGGCCCCGGCGGTGAGCAGCAGGCCACCGGCCGGCACGGTGCCGATCCGGTAGTCCTCGCGCCGCTCCAGCAGGCGTTGCCAGTCGGGGGCCTCTCCCTCCTCCACCCAGGTTTCCCCAAGTTCGGTGTTCTTGAAGGTCTTGATGGCGGCCGCCGAGCCCGACTCCTTGCTCACCGCGCTCTCCCAGGCGGCAGCAATGTCACGCCACGAGCGCCAGCCGATCGGGCTGTAGAGCGACGACAGGTGGAACCCGGCCGTGCGGTTGTTTCCTTCGGCCATCGCCCGCCACTCGCCATGCTCCAGCATCCAGGTCTTGTGGTGCTCAAGGATCGGCACATCGCAGGACTCGCAGACATAGGCCGCCGTCTCCGGCCTCCCCTTGTCCCAGCGCAGTTGCTCGAAGCGCAGCCATTGCCGGTGACCGCAGTGCGGGCACGGCACGAAGTAGCGGCGCTGATCCGAGACTTCGTACTCGCGTTCGATGGTGCTGACGCCGGCAATCGTCGGCGTCGACACGATGAAGATCTTCCTCCGCGCAAAGGTGCGCGTGCGGGCCTCGGCCAGCGCCACGGCATTGCCCTCGCCATCGACATCCAGCGGATAGCCATCGACCTCGTCGAGAAACAGGTAGCGCACCGGCATCGAGCGCAGGCCGACCGCACTGTTGGCCCCGGTCATCACCAGGACGCCGCCCCGGAATTCCTTGGCCAGAATCGTGTTGCCGGAATCGCGGCTCCTGGCCGGCGCGATCAGTTCCTTGAGGATGGGCGACTCCTCGATCAGCGGATCGATGCGCTGCTTGGAGTTGCGCTTGGCCATCTCCACGGTCGGCCAGACCGCCATCATCGGCCCCGGCGCGTGGTGAATCACGTAGCCGATCCAGTTCGAGCCCATTTCGGTGGCACCCAGCTGGGCGGCCTTCATGAACACCACCCGCTCGATGGGCGAGGTCGGCGACAGGCAGTCCATGATCTCCTTCAGATACGGGGTGCGGCTGGTGCGCCAGCGCCCCGGTTCCGACGAGGCCTTGCTCGACAGCATGCGATGGCGGTCGGCCCACTCGGACACCGACAGCAGCGGGTCGGGGGTCAACCCCTCTCGCCAGGCGCGTTCGATGTCGAGCGCGCCCTCGTATTCTTCCAGTTCCATCAATCTACCCGGGCGCGCAGTTCGCCAAGCTCGATCAGGTGATCGCGCACGGCGGATTCCAGCGCCACGTGCAGCTCGTGGGCATCGACCTCGAGCCGGGCGGCCATCTGCGCCGAGATGCGTGCCGGCCAGTTGAGCCAGGCATCCCGCTCGGTGCGCGCCAGCCGGAAGACATGGGCAATGGCTTGCGCCCGGTCGACCAGTTCCCCTTTGAGCTGCGCCAGGCGCACCTTGTTGGTCTGCGCCTTGACCACCTCGTTGACCGTGCGCGCCTGCAGTAGCGACGCGCCGCCAGTGGGCAAGGTAGTGTGGGTGTCGCCTGCGGGCGCGCTGGCGGCGACATCCTGCGGCATGGTGGCCCGGACGGGCCGGGCGCGAGTGCCTGCACGCGGCGCTTCGGTGTTCTTGGCCCATTCGGCGTCGGCCCGTTGCGGGTCGAGGGTGCCATCGGCCTCGGGCGTGATGCGCCCGCTATCAATCGCCTTCTTGACCGCGACGTGGGAGACGCCGCGATGCCGGGCGTAAGCGCGTATCGACAGACCCATGATTTACATCAAGCCTCGCGCAGATTCTTGGCAGTTTCGCGATTCAGCGCTTGGCTTTCCTCCACAGAAGCGCGTTCATGCCATCACCATCAACCACATTGCAGGAGACAAACATGCACGTCGACAAACTGGACACCCTTGGCAAGAAACTGGCCGATACCGCCCTGACCCTGCTGGTACGCATTTATCCGGAAGTGCGCACCGCAAGCACCACGGAACTTGATGCCGCCTGCGCGGCGATGCGCGCCAAGTCAAGGTCGGTGATCGACGAGTTGATCGATGACGCCAGGTCCGCGCCCGGGGTGGCGCACATCGCGTTTCAGACCGCAGCCCTGACGCTCGCCCACGAGGGCATCCAGACACTCAAGGCAGGGCGCAAATGAATCTGCGAAGCCAGGCCAGAAAGAGCTTGGTTTCTCGTTCGAACAGCGCATAAATGCCATCACCATCAACAACGCCACAAGGAGACGCACATGAGCAAGCAAGCCACCCAGGTCACCCAAGCCCCCGAAACCCTGCTCGAGAGAATCGCGCTGGATCACCTGTTCATCGAAACCCTGGAAACCCGCCACAGCGACCGCTTGGACTTCCACGAGGTCAGCGTCTGGGGCGTCAAGAGCGCCCTGATGGCCGCCTACGAGGCAGGCCGGCAGGCCGCGAAGCAGGGCTGAAAAGAAGCAGAAAGCGCTTGGCTTCACTCTCGAACAGCGCGTTCATGACCACACCATCAACCACCACGAAGGAGCATCAAATGACCACCATGCAACTGACCCCTGCCCAGCACGCTATCCTTGCCTACGCCATCGACACTACCTCCGGCAAGATCGAATGGTTCCCCGACAAC